GGGCCGGAACGGTGATTTATACCTTGATAATGGACGGTATGAGAATATCACCGTCACATATCCGGCATTCATTACGCGCAGATTTCAAACAAGCGTGGAAGCGTTCCGGGATTTCTTACTTGCGCAGATTGGCTATAAACGCCTGGAAGACACATATCACCCGGACGAATTCCGGCTTGCCATGTATTCGGGCGGGTTCGATGCGGAACCAACGGCGCGGAATCTTGCCGGGTCTTTCGATGTGTCGTTTAATTGCAAGCCGCAAAGATATCTTAAGAGCGGGGAACAGGCGATAACATACACAGCGAACGGCAATATCTTTAATCCGACTTTGTACGCATCAAAACCGCTTATTCGGGCATACGGAACTGGAACAGTTACGATTAACGGGGTAACGGTGCAGATAACGGCGGCGAACCAGTACACTGATATAGATTGCGAACTGATGGATGCTTTCAAGGGCACCACCAATTGCAACGGAAACATTGTTTTAACAAACGGCGAATTCCCGACAATCGCGCCGGGATTGAACGCCATCAGCAAAAGCGGAATAACAACGCTTGAAATAACGCCGCGTTGGTGGAGGTTATAAAATGATTCCGATTTTGTTTAGTCCGAGATCGACACAATTTAATACTAACGGAATCGGGCGGCTGTCGGATGCCATATCTTGCACGGTCACAGAAGAGCGTAATGGGGTTTATGAATTAGAGCTTGAATACCCCATAGACGGCGCCCATGCTTCCGAACTGGTGAACAGCGCGATCATTGTTGCGGAACCGGCCCAGGGGGCAACCTTACAGCCGTTCCGGGTCTATAAGGTATCAAAGGGCATCGGAGGGCGGCTGGTGGTTAGCTGCCGTCATATCAGTTATCAGTTGTCCTTTATCCCCTTCAAGCCGTTTTCGGCGTCATCGCTTGCCGGTGCGCTGGCGGCGTTTAAAACGATGGCGTTAGAACCTTGCCCGTTTACGTTATCGGCAGACTTTAACAGCAATTCATCTTTTGCGGTGCCGCTTCCGGCATCCATCCGGTCATATCTTGGAGGCCGTCAAGGGTCTATCATTGATGTTTACGGAAACGGCGCAGAATGGGAATGGAACGGCTATAATTGCATTTTACACGCCAACAGGGGCGCGGATCGCGGCGTTGTCCTTAGGTACGGCAAAAATATAATTGACCTGGAACAGGAAACCAACATCGAAAACACGATAACCGGAATCATGCCCTACTGGACATCCGAAAATTCAACGGTTACGCTTTCGGCCCCGGTGGAGGCATCCACGGCGGCAAATTTCCCGTTTAATCGTACTGTTGTTAAAGATTTCAGCCAGCAATGGGAGAACGCCCCGACACAGGCGCAGCTTTTAGCGTATACACAGAGCTATATCAGAGCAAATAATATCGGTATTCCGGCGGTGTCGGTTGATGTGTCCTTTGTTAACCTTGCCGATACAATCGAATACAAAGATATAGCCCCATTGGAAACGGTCAAACTTTGCGACATTATCACGGTGGATTTCGTCCGGTTGGGCGTCAGCGTGAAAGCAAAAGTTATCGAAACGGAATACGATGTTTTAAAGGGCCGATATAACAGCATCAAGATCGGGGATGCCCGCGCCACGTTATCAAGCACCATTGAAGACCAGGCGAAGCAGATAAACCAGCGGCCCACGGTGGACGAAACCCGAACAAGCATAGACCGCGCTACAGGCGTTTTAAATGCCGGTTTGAGGGGCCATGTCATCATTAACCGGAATTCGGAAGGATGGGCCAACGAAATTCTTTTCTTGGACAATGAAAACGTGGCATTGGCTAAGAACGTATTAAGGATTAACACCAACGGCATCGGCTTTAGTTCGACAGGTTACAACGGCCCATTCTATCAGTCCTGGACGATTGACGGACATTTTGCATTGGGCGGCGTCAATAACGCTTATGGCGATTTCGAGATCTTGGATTCGTCCGGCAGGCCTTTAGGCCAATGGAATAAAGACGGCTTAAGATTCTTTGACAGCGCACAAAAGGCGCTTTTAGCGGTCAATCACGGCGGAATGTACCTGTATAACGCCGCCGGGCGCACCCTGGCGCAGCTCACGCCGAACGGCTTAAACGTATACGAAGGGTCGATAGAGGGCGGCAGAATTAAAATCGGGTCAAAGTTTGAAGTTAAGAACGACGGCACAATGACCGCCACCGGTGCTAAATTTAGCGGCGCTATCACGGCATCAACTATTGATATCGGGCAGAATTTCAAGGTTGACGCTAAAGGCAACATGACGGCAGCGGGCGCGAAGTTTTCCGGCGATATCACCGGTTCAACGATTGAAGGTTCAACCATCCGGGCGAAGGGCGGCGAATTTGAAGCGTCGGAAGAATCTGTATATATCGGCGGCCTGTATACCTACCACACCGATAGCGGAAATTATCTTGCTGGTAATGATGAGAGTTTCGGCATCGGTGACAATGAAGATTATCATCTTTGGACAGGTTGGGACGGCAACGATCCCGATATTAATAGTCCGGAAGATATTTTAAGCTCTTACGGATGCGTGATCACTTCGCAAAATATGTATGCCCAGGAGCTTTATCTGAACAATTCAATTTTTGAAGGTCGCACGCATTATTGGGGCGTAGGCGAAACGATAGACGATATCTATGACGCCCTTGATGACCTGGCGAACGCAAGCGGAGGAGGCGAATAAATGTATCAGCAGACTATTGATTTAAACATGATTCCGTCGGGCGTTCCGCCTGTCGTGCATGTTAACCAGTACGAAACACAGCTAAACGCATTTATATTTAACCTTTACAAAGGCAATGAACCGTTCGCGATACCAAATAACGCGGCGGTTCTTTTTAATGGCTTAAAGCCGGACGGCAATGTTTTTTCGTTTGCGGCGGCTAGTACATCCGGCAACACGGCAATTTGCAATTGTGAGCAGCAAATGGTGCCGCTGGCGGGTGATGTGGTTTGTGAACTTAGGGTGAGGACAGCTTCCGAGATTGTCGGAACGCTGAATTTCATTCTGCGCGTGGAAGAGGCCCCGTTGCATGACGATTCGGTCATTTCCGAAACAACGATCCCGCTGATTGAACAGGCTATTGATATAGCCGCAAACCTTGCCGAATACATCGAAACCACACTTGACGCCCGCGATGAGGCAGTAGCAAGCGCGGCGGCGGCGAAGGAATCGGAAGATAACGCCGCCATTTATAACAGCAACGTAGAACAGACCTATAACAGCATCGAAACCGCCAAAAGCAACGCGAACGCGGCAGCGCAAGCGGCAAACACGGCGGCGGCAACGCTGAACAACTTAAGCGCGACGGCTACGACATTAGCGGCGGGAGCATCCGCGACGGCATCATATAACAGCAATACCGGCGTTATAACCTTTGGCATCCCACGCGGCGCGACTGGTGCAAGCGGCGTTTACACGCAGACATCGGGAATGTTTGCGCTGTCGGTCGATGCGAACGGCGATTTGTGGGCGCATTACAACGACGATGAATTAACGGCGTCAAATTTCCGTTACGATTCGGAAACCGGAAATCTTTATTATGTTATACCGGAAGGAGCTTAAACAATGGCTGATATCTTATTAGGTAACGTAAAAGGCCCCCAGGGCGACACCGGCGCGACAGGTTCACAGGGGCCACAGGGTGCCGCGGCAACCATTACCGTCGGAACCGTATCCACAACCGCTTACGGCAACACCGCCAGCGTAACCAATAGCGGCACCGAACAGGACGCGGTTTTAGATTTTGTCATCCCCCAGGGAAAGCCCGGCGAACAGACCACCCGAATGGGCGCGTTGACACTTGATACCATCACGGCACAGAGCGCAGATTTCCCGATCCCGGCAGTAGGCGAAACCGGGTCAACGGTATTCGGCAAGATCATTAAGTTTTTCAACAGCACTATTTCAGCGCTGAACAGCAAACTTAACATTTCCGATGTCGTAAATAATTTGACATCCACCAGCACAACACAGCCGCTTGCGGCTGCGCAGGGTAAGGCGCTAAATGATGCTTATACGTCCTTAAGCAATACCGTAGCGTCAAAGGGCAACGTGACTGCCGCACAGACGCAAAAAGCAATCACTGCCGGGGAGACGGTCGTGATTGAGACCATTAATGTCCCGACGAGCGGAAGCAAGTATTTGGTATTCAGTCACATGATATTGTCAGCGTCGGGG